CTGTGGCCCCCTGTCCGCGAAGGCCGATCGCAGCAGGCCCCACTCGACAGGCGCATCCTTCGCCAACTTGTTTTCCTTGCGGGCGAAGTCGAAGCACTCAAGGAACACGTCCACGTGGGCTGGCGGCTTGCCGACGGGGGCGGGCTTGTCGTCCCCGCCCATCGTGACCGTGCAGGTCGTCACTTCACGCATCAGGTGATCGACGCCTAGCACGTGGCGGTGCAGGGTGAAGCTGCCCCACTTGCCAGTCGGCGCGTCGCGGCCCTTAGTGCATTCGACATAGCGGACGGGGTTCTTCTCGTCGAAGAAGATCTCGAACACTGTATCGAAGCCCGCGTGCAGCGCAGAGCCGCCGCGCGCGCCGGTGCCGTTCTTCGGTGGGTGGTGGGTGACGACGACGAGGCAATCGAGGGCGGTCGAGATAAGCTCAAGCGCCTTCACAGCCCTCGCGCAATCGGTGTTGCTGTTCTCGTCAGCCAAAAGGCCCACAGAGGCCAGCGTGTCGATCACGATCATGCCGAGGCGCTTGCCGTATTTGGCTTTCAGTTCCTTGGCCTTCTCAGTGATGTCGGCAACCGCATCGCGCAGCGACGCCGCATCCCCCAAGGTCGAGACTGCCATTGCGGACACAGGCATCTCGCCGCCCAGTACGTGCAGCCTGTTCGCCATGCCGCCCACGCCTTCGCCGGACAAGATCAGCGCCGCACACTCCTCGTCAGGCTTTACCTTGAAGAACTCCTCCCCCTTGGCCAGACATGAAGCCAGCCGCGCGGTGAGGAAGGTCTTGCCCGCACCCGACGGCGCGACGAGCAGCGCGGTGCCGACGCGCGGCAGCCGCTCATAGAACAGCCATTGCTGGTTGAGATTGATCGGGGCGCCCGCGTCGATCCACTTGCTCTTCTTCCGCGGCGGCTCTGGCGGCATCTCAACGCCCGCGAACTCGACCTCTGGGGCTGCGGCGCCTGCGGGGTTCTGCGCGTACTCGTAGGCGTTGGCCACCTTGGCGCGGAGCGCGTCCTCGTCCCATGGCGGGGAGCAGCGGCCGTTCCAATGCTCGAGCAGCATATCTAGGGCAGAAAGTTCGGAGACGCCGAAGTCGCGCAGCTTGCAGGCGACGCCGTAGGTCGTGTGGTCCCCGCTGACACCTTCGATGGCCAAGGGGGCGTGCGCCTCCAGCCACTGCTTAGCTATCGCGTAGGACGTGTCGCTGTCCTCTGCGACCAAAGAGACGCGCTCCGCACGCTCCTTGCTGATCACCAGCCGATCAAAAACCTGCGAAGGCAGCGCAAGCAGCGGCGCGTCGTTCTCTAAGGTGTATCGCCCCTCTGGCGTCTCAGAGCCGGGCGCGAGGACGTACCCGTGGTGCGACCGGGTGTCGAGGCCCGCGTCAAGGCGCCCGGCGCTGTTGTCGGTGTTCGTCGCCGTGTAGTAGTAGTGCCAGCCGCCCGAAGGCGTCTTCACCGCGAGCGTGTCGCTCTCGATGTCGAGGTCGAAGAAGTTGGCAAGGCCGGGCTTGCCGCCCTTCACGTCAACGTCGATCACGCACAGATCGCGGCAGTGGACGCCGACGTTGTACTCGGGGTTCTTCACCCACCACTTAGTGATCTGCGCCGCGTCAGTCGTCGCGTAGGTCGCATAGTCTTTGATCGCCGGGCGTTTGTCGCCTGCGATAACCGGGAAGACGCGGAAGCCTCTCGCGGACCACGCGAGCGCATATTCAATCTTGTCGCTCACATCAGCTCTCCGCGAAAATATAGGTGCCCTTTACCGCGCCGGGGAGGATCTTTGCCCGCCCCCGCACGTTGTACCGCGACAAGTAACTGCCCACCGCCATCTGCGTTCTGCGGCGACCGTGTTCGGACTTGCGCCCGTAGATCAGAACGAAAAGTTCCTCGATAGAAGCCATCCGCCGGCTGGCCATAAAGTCGTGCAGGCGCTGCATCTGGGGCGCCCAATCAGGGGGCCTATTTGACATAACGAAAATCCTCCCACGCGCTCACCGCCACCGGCAATCCGCCAGCCCAGTCAGGCACAATCGACATAATTTCTGACAGCTCTTCCACGCTGCCTTGCCCGTCGGGCATCTCGCAAATGTTCTCGTCGTGAACAGTCAAGACGAGCGGGTAGCCTGCGGCTTCGAGGCGGAACATGCTCTCGACCAGAACGTCTCGCGCCACAGCCTGCACAATGTTCTCGCACTGGAGCCCGCCGTACAGCCTGTTCGGGCCCCACTTCTTCGTCATGCTATCGACGCCCATGAACTGGACTTGGGGGCGGCTCTTGCGCTCGACCGTGGCCTCTGTCCAGACAATGCTGGGCGAGGCATAGGCCAGTACGCGCATCGACGGCAGGCGGCACCACAGGAAGCCGTGCTGGCACAGGTAGGACACGCGCCCGCCGTACGCCTCAACCTTCATGCCGGGGCTGCGCACCGCTTGGATCGCCGCGTCTTGCAGTTCCCACCAGCCGCGAACGACAGCGGGGTGTGCTTCGCGCCACGCGACTTTCAACTCGTCGGCCCGCTCGTCGGAAACCACGACGCCATAGTTCGCGCCCATCTTCTGAAAGGCGCGGACACCTCCTTGATACCCCATCGACAATTCCATGACCTTGCCGATCTGGCGGTGGTCTTTGGTCACGTCCTCTAGGCCGATGCGAAACGCCTTGGCGTAAGCCAGCTTGTAAAGGTCAGCCCCGACGCCGTTGTCGTAGTCGAAAAAGGCTTGGGTCTTCCACTCCTCCCCCGACAGCCACGCGTTCACGCGCCCTTCGATGTTGGCGTAATCGGCCCCGAGCAGGCGATGCCCCGGCGCCGAGATGATCATCGAGCGCAGAGCGCGCGACAGGATCTCAAGCGGGTTCGACCAATGAAGCGCCGCATGGTCGTGGGCGACCTTCGGGTCGTTTGTCGATTTCAGGATCTCGTGCAGTTCGAGAACGTCGTCTGCGGCGTCGAGGATGCGAGGCAGGTTCTGCGGCTGGATCAGCCGGCCCGCCCATCGCCCCGTCGCGGCGCCGTGGTAGTTCAAGGTGCCCCTCACGCGGCCATCGGCGCAGGCAGAGTTCTCCATCGCCTTGTACTTGGCGACCGAAGACTTCGCCGAAGCGCGGCGGAGTTCGACGACCTCACGGGCAGCCGCGTCGTCAAACATATCAGCGCAGACCAGAACGTCTTCGATCTGTCCCTTGGCCAGCGAGGCCGTGACGACGCCCCTGCCGCCCAGCCAGCCAACAATCTTGGCGACCTCTGTGGCCCGGCTCACTGCGCCGTCAGTCAGCACCGCCATGCGGGCGTTAGCGGCCTTGACCGCGACCTCTGCCACGGCCTTCGCGCGGGACACCATTCCGATGTCGATCTGGACGCCGCGCTCGTTGATCTTCTGGTCGAGCATCCAGACTTTGCGCTCATGCTTCGACAGGTTGAGCAGCACCCTGTCCGCTTCCGACTCTGCGTAAACGTCGTCGTCGCAATACTCGCCGAGGCGTTGCATCTGTTCCGGGCTCTCCCACCAGTCGATGCGGCCGTCCTCGTAGATCTTGCGCGGCTTGCACATGCGCAGCATCAGGCGGTGGCCCGCTGCGTCCTTCTGCGACTTCAAGCCAAGGGCCTTGCTCGTCATGTCGAGGCTCTGGGGCAGCGCGAGCGCCGCAGCGCGGGCCATCGTGCAGTCAGTCTGCGCGATAGGCAGCGGGCAGTCCGGCGCGATCAGCGTGTTCCAGCAGGTGCGGTCAAAAGCAATGTTGTGCCCGACGACGAGCCCGCCCGCAGCGATGTACGCCTTCAACTCGTCGAGGTCGGCCTCCCCGCGAACGGGCCCATTCCCGATGCGGAAGCGCACGACGATGCACTCGGTCGTTGGGTCTTCGAAATAGCGGTAGAGCCCCGCTGATCTGAGGTCACAGGTCGAGCGGGTTTCCACGTCCAGATGGGCGGAGAGCGGGGTCATGCGAGAACAAAACCTGCCTGCTTGACGAGGTCAAGGAGTTCGTCAGGGTAGGCCATGACTTCCGGGCGAAAAGCCGAACCGCTTAGTGCAGAAAAGGGCGAGCGCATACTGACGCGCAGCAAGCGGTACAGTTCTTCGGTGGCGCGGCGTTCTGGTTCGGTCATCATTGCATCTCTCCTTCGAAGGAAGTGGGGCAGCCGGAGCCGCCCCACAGGTCTGTCAGTCGAACAGGCCGCCCGAATCGACACCGCTGTCGATGTCAAGGCTGACGCCGCCGAACGCATCGGCGATGTTCTCGCCGCCGCCGCCAAGGTTCTTGTCGTCTGCGACGATCATCACAGACTGGAGGCCAAAGCTGGTGCCCTTGTTGACGCCCTTGTCGTAGGTGTAGGGGCGCAGCGTACACACAGCCCAGACGCCGGGGTAGACCCGCGCCTTGTCAGTGATCACGACGCCATTGGCATCGACAACGGCGGGCTGACGGTCAGACGTTGGCGACAGGAAGATGCCGCCTTCGTTGTAGCCATCATAGCGCAGCATGTCGCTCTGGTCCTTGAACGGCGACTTGAGCTTCGGGCCCTTGGGCGTGCCCGCTTCGGACCACTTGGCTTTCGTGACCTTGCCGGCTTCTTCTTTCAGCACAGCGATGTCGGCCCCGACGGGGAAGACAAGGTTGGCGCCGAACTTGCCCTCGACGTTTGGCGGGATAGGCTTCGAGCGGTCGAACAGGTTGGGGAAGCTCAGGCGGACAGGGCAGGTGCGAAGGTTACCGTTGGGCAGCATCACGCAGGGAACCTTGGCCAGTGCGCTGGCGATCCACTCGGCGCTCTTGTTCGTGGTAGCATCGGTCATCATTATTTCCTTAGTCACCGAGTTGAACAGAGCCGAACTCTGCCGCGACGGGCGAAATGCCCACTCGTTTGTCGCTCGCTAGGGCTGTCGTCAGCCCCGACGATTCTTTGACCGTGAAGCGCAACGTCAGGTCGCGCTCGGCTTCCGCGTATTGGTCTTTCGAAACGTAGCTCTTGAGCAGGCGCTTCGCCTCAGTGATCCCGACCAGCTTGCGTGGCTGGCTCAGCTCTTCGGGGATACCGTACGCGAGATCGAGATATGAACAGACCTCGTCCTCATCAGACACCCACTTGCGGCGGGCGACCTTCTCCACGACTTTGAAGCCGGGAACGTCCACGCCAGCGAGCAAGAGCTGATCCACTCGCTCCCGAATTGCGCCGACCCATGGCGAAAGGTTATCGTATGCTTCAAGGATACGGGCGAGCTTGGCGACATCGTCGAGGACCACAGTCGCAGAAAGATCCGACGCCTCCAGATCTTCAAAAGATACTCCCTCGTAGTCATTGACGCACTCCTTCACAAAAGCGTCAGCGCGCGCCGTGCAGATCGTTGACGCCGGGCAGAACCGGCAGTGGCTGCCAGCGTTGAGCGGGGCGTCGTCTGTCTTGCATAGCGCGATTGCTGCATCAAGTTCCTCGGGGAAGTCGATGACCTCACACATCGGCAGCGACCAACGCTTTACCCCCTCGTCTTCCCCTGCGTTGTGCGCGCGGGGCTGGACGATGACCAGTTCGATCTCTGCCACGTCCCATTCCGGGTGGGATTGGATGGCGCCCAGCGCGTAGAACTTGAGCTGGACGTTATCCGCTGCGTCAACCAGAACGCCCGCACCGTGCTTGTAATCAAAGATCGTCAGCTTGCCGGTGTCGTGGTCGAACACCAAGGCGTCGTTGGTCCCGAACACTTCGCCGTCCGGCGCAGACGGCACAGAGATCTTGAACCGCTGCTCCACTTCAAGGTCAGAAGCAGGGCCGCACTCGTCCCACACGGCTTTAAGGTAGACATCGACCGCATCGACCATCTCTTGCGTGACGGACGCGTTGAACCCGCGACCCCCCGCAAGGAAAGGCGCAGCGGTGCGCAGGCCAGATTCGAGCGCCGTCTCGGCCAGCGAGTGGGCGAGGGTGCCTTCCTCTGCATAAACAGAGGAAGGCGCTGGCGGCGCCTGTTCGGCGAGCGAAATCGAGCCGGGGCACTTCATGTACCGCGAGGCTTGAGATCCGCCGAAAGGACTGTGCGCCGCCACAGTCAGAGGTCCTCAAGCATAGCGACGCAGCGCGCGTAGTCCCCGGCCTTCACGCCGCCAAACGTCTTGCTGTCGAACAGTTTCTCAAGGTTCTCCTTGATGGCCGCAGCGTTCTTCGGGCTGCGGCTGATCGCCCGGCTGCCTGCGTCCTTAACGTCTTGCAACGAGAACTCTTTCAGCATCGGGTGCTGGTCAGGCTCGGCGTCCGAACTGGCGTCGCTGGGCTCGGGCATCGGGGGCTGTGGCTGCGAAGAAACAGTCCGGGCAGAGGAAGCAGCGGTAGCCTGCTCCTCCGGCGCTGGGGTGACTTCCGCCACCGGCTCCGCATCGGTCTTCTTGGCGGGCCGACCGCGCTTGGTCAAAGGGGCCTCGGCCTCTGCGGCAGGCGCGACGGCAGGGCTGGTCATCTCGTCCTGCGGAGCGAAACGCGCGAGCAGCGCGTCGAACTCTGCGACGCTCTCGGCGGTGATTGTCAGGTTGATAGGCATTCGGGTTCTCCTTGGAAGGTTTAACGAGTTAAGCGTCGTAAGGGGCGGTGTCAATCCCCCTCGACCATGGCAATCGACGCTGTTTTCCGCGCGACTGATTCTGCGACAGTCTCGTCGATTGATTTGGCGAGGCTGACGAAACGGACATGGACGTGTGAGCCCTGCCCGATGCGGTGAACACGCTTGATCGCCTGAGCGTTGTCGGCTGGCACCCAAGAGCTTTCAAGCATGACAAGTTGTGAGGCGGCGGTCAGCGTAAGGGCTGTGCCCGCGGCCTTGATATTCCCCAGAAACACGCGGCAAGCGGGGTCAGTCTGGAACCGCTCGACAGCGGGCCCTCGGTCCTTCTCCGCCACTGTCCCGTCAATCCGCACCCACCCTATCTTATGATGGTTCAGCACTTCGATCAGCACTTCGACAGGGCGCGTGTGGGCGCACATGATAACGACCTTTTCGAGCCCGCCGTTCAGCTCCTCGACGAGCTGCGCGGCGAAGACTGGCGCCTTTGCCTCGCCGACCAAACGCCGCAGCGTCGTGCTGTGCGCAGCCTCAAGGAAAGACAGCCCGCCCTTGTTCACCGCGTCGATAAGCGCGGTGTCGAGGCCGGGGTGCTGGGCGATCAGCGCGTTGATCTCGCGAGTATCGCCCTCGATTGTTTGTGTAGTTATCCACAGAGGCGGGAGATTGAGCCCGGCGTCCTTCAACCGGCGGCGCAAGCTGTATGCCTCGATCAGCTTCTTCAATTCCGGCACAGTCTCTTTGCGCGGCGTGTAGCTCGCGTTGAACGATCCCATCTTGGCCACGAAGTACCTGTCGGTGAAGTGGCGCAGCGACAGCGTCGTTGCATGGCAGAACCGCAGCCAGGTCCAGATGTCCGACGGGTCGTTGGCCATAGGCGTACCCGTCAGGAACCAAACGTGCGCCGCCCAGCGGGCGTAGCCGAAGGCCCCGTCGCATTGGTGGCT